ATGTAATTGCGAGTAACTCTTTCAAAATACTCGTTATACTCCGTAGCATAACACCTTATTTCAGTCAAGATTTCGTGATCCACCGCATCAAACATTATGTCCCACGACGTGGCATCAGAGTCCTTGGGGTTCTTAAACAACGACTTGACTTGAGCTAAATGCTCCCAGTCTATCAAGTTATCTCCAAACCCTGGCTTTTGTGGAATATGCATATAATTTGCAATACACCACTTCTGATACCTGCCAAACAACAAACGCTCTATGATCTGATCCACAACAGAAACTGAGTGTATCAAACGCCATGTTTCAGTAGTTGCTTTCTTCGCAGAATGTGGCTCTTGTTTTATGAAAATCCTAATCGGATCACACAAACCAGTCCTCACATTGGAGACTGCATCCCCACCGTCAATGTTGTGCAATAGCACAATGCGTTGACAAACACAATTTATTAGCATCTCCACCATGTGGTTGTCTTCGAGTATCTTAGCATTGGTAGCATAAGAATACATCAGAGGACAACCGGGCGATGCCTGTGGCTTAATCCCTTCGCGTACAATATAGCCAATTTCAGCTCTTAACCTCTCGTCGACTCTGACGTGAGGGAACTTTACTTGACCTTGTTTAATGTTGTTAGCTGCTCCCCAAGACTTGACAGCTTCTCGCAAATCGCTGTTATTTCTAACGTGCGTTTCGCTAGTGCTATCGCGTCCGGGTCCGTGCGTGAAACCAAATCCGTAAGATGTCCTTGCAACTTCTCGCGACGCTCGATAAGTTTCTCCTTGAAAATCTTGTCGGCGGCGGAGCTGATTGCGGAAACTGGTGAGTTCGGCCTCGGCTCGCTGAGGGGGCCAAACATACCTGTCGACACCTTGTACTGTTTCACTCGCCCTGGCAACTGCGCTATCGTCCCTTGCCTTTTGTCGTTGACCTTGCCTTCGAGGGCACTTTCCGACAATGGTGAATCCTTCCGCAATTTCTGCGGGTTTGATTGCTTCGAGACGGGGGCAGTAGCTGCCGTAACGCTTGAGGTCTCCGATTGCCCATTCTCCTGGTTGGCAGCCACTGAGGGCGTCGTAACTGCCTCCGCTTTTGGGGCTTGCACGAACGTCAACTGTGGTTCTGCACTTTCCGGCTTGAACTCTGGTTTCGGTTTTCTCTTACGTTTCTTCTTCGGTTTCTTCTCCTTTGAATTTTGGACGGGGGTACTTGGGCGTCGCTTGCGGTTGTAATCTACAATTTCAACCTCAAACTCGTTTCCTTGGGTTCCTGTCTCCTTGCTTTCGCGAGTAAATGTGTCATAATCCATTGACCGAACGATTTCGTAGGCTTTTCGCACCTTTTCCTTAGGATCCATTTCTGTATCTTCTAGTACTTGGGCAACCTTAGCTACTCGAACATCAATGTCATACT